TACCTTCCCGGTTACATCGCTGTCATTTGATTATAATAATAATATTACTTACTTGACACCTGAAGAACTTTCAGCTCTAAATGAGCCGATTGGTCAGTTTACAGGAACTCGTGCAGTCACAGGTTCAGCTACTATGTATCTCCGTACCGGAGACCTTGAGTCAGCTGGGTTCTTACGCAACATTTCAGAAGATTCACGTACTTCTTCTGCACAGACATCAAATGCTAACTTGATTGTCGGAGGAACTACAGCTCCTTATGTTGCTTTCCAACTTGACGCAGTTCAATTTGAATTCCCGTCTATCGCTACAGAAGATGTGATTTCTATGACTGTTAACTTCGTTGCTCAAGAAACCACCGCCAATAAAGGTGATGGTGGAGAAGTAACTATCTTTGCTAAGAAATCTTAGTAACTAATGTTTCTGAGGGGGAACATTAACTTTTTAACCAGAAGAATGCCCACTACTTGCGATTCAAGGTCCCCCCTCACCTTAGAGAAGCAGATCCGTAGTGGGCATTCGTTTATCCTAGAGGGGAAAACATGAGTAAAATTTCAAAACTAATTGCCAAAGAGACAACAGCTTGGGTAGAATTTCCAGACATTGATGGGTTTGAAGTAAATCTTCGCTTTTTATCGCGTGAAGATCTAATGAAAGTTCGTAGTCAAGCTCTTACCTTTAAATTTAATAAACGTACTCGTCAACGAGAAGAAGAAGTTGATAACGAGCGTTTTCTTGAAGGCTATAGTGAAAAAGCTATTGCAGGATGGAAAGGTCTTAAAGCTAAACATCTTCCGGTTCTTTTACCTGTTGACATTTCTGCAATGGACGCTAACGAAGAAATCGAATATAGTAGTGAAGATGCAATTGAGCTACTAAAAAATTCAACTATTTTTGATCAATTTGTTACCGACTGTATGAATGACTTTGAGCAATTCTCTAAGAAAAAAGCCGAGGAAAACTCAAAAAACTAATAGACTACCTTCGCAATAGTTTTTTTGGTGGAGGTATGAGTCAAGATCAGTACATTGATATGTGTGAGCAGATGGGTTGGGAAATTAATGAAGACGATATTCCTAAAGATCCTTCTGTTTTCGCACCTGAAGTTCAACAAGCTCTTCTGTTATTAAACATTCTTCCAGATAAGTGGGAAGGAACAAGTGGGACTTGGTTAGGTAAAGACTACGCAGGTTTAGAAGCTATAATGAATATTTATGAGATTATAGACCGTAGACTTGTGTTTGATTTATTTCAAGTAGGAGAGAGTGAGCTTGGTAAGTTTTATGCCCAAAAGCAAAAAGAAAGAGATTCGCTAGCAAAAGCGACACGAGGACGATAAGTGGCTGGTCAAAGAATTAAAAATATTATTGAAACCCAATTTACCGAAAAAGGTGCAAAAAAGGTTGCACAAAGCACGGATCAAATTGGTAGAGCTCAGACCCGTCTAGGACAGTCTTCTGCCTCTGCGGGTCGTGCTTTTTCTGCACAGGCATCCGGGTTAGGTGGCCTAGTAGCTGCTTATGCAGGCGCTGCTGCTACTGTTTTTGCTATAACAGCTGCTTTTGAAGCTTTAAATAAAGCTGCTCGTGCTGAGACAATCGTACAAGGCACTAAGGCACTAGCTGTTGAGATTGGACAGTCTGGTCCTCGTATTCTTAAAGAGGTAAAGGCTATCACTCAAGGGCAGATTGAGTTATCAGAAGCTGCCCAAAATATCAACATCGCTTTATCCGCAGGTTTTAATACCGACCAAATTTCTCGCCTAACTAAGGTATCACTAGGCGCTTCTCGTGCTCTTGGACGTAATCTTACAGACGCCCTTCAACGTGTTATACGTGGTGCTTCTAAACTTGAACCTGAACTTTTAGACGAACTTGGTATTTTTACACGTATCGACCCTGCTGTAAATGCATATGCTCAAAAACTCGGAGTAGCAGCTACTACTTTAACAGACTTTGAACGTCGTCAAGCATTTGTCAATGCTGTAATAACTGAAGGAGAGCGAAAGTTCTCATCAATTGATACTTCTAGTGCTTCAACACAGAAATCTTTAGAGCAACTCCAAACACAAATTCAAGAATTAGGTATTGAATTTGGCCAACTTGTGGCTAATTTCTTAATCCCACTTGTAGATTTTATCAAAAATAATGCGGGTAATACTTTGCTTTTATTTGGAGGCATTCTAGCACTGATATTTGGTAAATCTGTAGAAATCCTCAAAAACTTTAGCACAACTTCGATAACAAGATTTTCGGCCTTTGCTGATAATATTGTTACAAAATCACAAGAATCTAGAGGTGCTCTTGACAGTATTACTAAGGGTATTAAAGAGTATTCTAAAGAATTTAAAAGTGCTCCTTCGTTTGCTGCTTTGGGTGCTAGAAGAGAAGGGGCTACTCTAAGTAGAGATGAAATATCCGCCGCTGCGCAAGCTAGACAACGCTTTGCTACAGGAGGTGCAGCAACAGATAAACAAAGAAAAGCTGATATCGTAGCACTTCAACGAGTAAATCAAGCTCTAGATACAAATTCAACTCAGTATAAGCAGGCAGGAAAAATTATAGATACATACACTGCCGCTAATGAAAAAGCTTCTGTAGTAGCTAAAGCAAAAGCAGCGAGTGTTAATATTGCATCTGCAGCTCTCAAAGGTTTAGCTAGTGCTGCCGCTCTTGCCGCTACGGGTGTTAACATTTTATTTTCTGCTCTAGCAGTAGCTCAACTTGTAGGTACTCTTTTTGATTACGATGTTCTTGGGACCATCAAAAACTTCTTTAAAGACATTTCTCAAGCAGCTAAAGATTTAAAAACAGGTTTAGCAGGGCTTAGTGTTTCTGCTGCTGGAGGTGGTGCTTCGTTAGCAGATCAAATTAAGCGTATTACAGACGATGAAGAGGTATTAAAAAATTTACCTGATACTATCTCAAAAGTAACTAGAGGTATTGAAGAATTAGCAGTTATATCATCAGGAAGTGAAGATTTCCGAGGCGGTGTTAGTCAACAAGCGATTAATGCTATAACGGATGAGCAGTTGTTACTTGCAGCGAAAGAACGAAGAGCAGTAGTTGAACAAAAACTTCTAACAGCACTTAGAGAAGAAAAAGACGGGGAAGCTGAAGCAGCTAAAATTAGATTGCTCGTAATAGACAATTTGATAGATAGAACAACTCTTTATGGACAAGAACTGAGCCGTGTTGTAGGTCAGTTATCTCGTTTGACCGGATTGTCGGGAGAGGATGTTGCAAAACAGTTTGAAGAGGGTGCGCTTAATGTTGAACGATTAAATGATAAACTTTTTATAGCTGGAGTTGAGATAAAAAAAGTCGGTAATCAATTTGATGTAGCAAATCTACCAGAAAAAGCTTTAGAAGCAGTTGAAGCACAGACTCTTTTTAATAGAACTCTCAGAGATGCTAATGATGGATTTCAGGCAGGGGCTATAAATTCTGATAAACTTTCGGCTAAGATAGCCGGTTTAGGTTCACAATTAATAAAAATCAGATCTGGAGGAGGATTTCGTCGAGGAGGAGGTCGTTTTGGCGACTTAACAGGAACTGATCTTGAAGCTGAAATCGCTAAACTTAGAAAAATTCAAGTAGAGTTGAAAGCTGTTGAATCCACTTCGAAAGGTATCGCTAAAGCTTTTGGTTCCGCTTTTACAGCTTTAGATACGGCCCCTTTTACAGGTCTAATTGACTTAAGTGGGCAACTAGCTCGTAATTCAGAAGAAGCTAAAAAGAATCAGGCAGATTTTTTAGTTGCTACGATAGAGGCTAATCAAGCAGCAGCAGAAACAGTTCGTAGTTTACGAGAAGGAGAAACTGCTACTGCAACTATTAATGAGAGAGCTAGCGCTTTTAACCTTTCAATTAAAGCGGCTGCAGGTTCTATTATTCAGTATAACCAAGAAGCCTTAAAAACTCTTGATACAGAGCAGAAAAAAGCTATTCAACTAGAAAATCAGCTTAAGGCCTTAAGAGCACAGTTGGACATACAACAACTTACAGCGGCACTTAACAAAGATAAAGAGCTCAATAAACAAGCCCAAGATACAGCGACAAGAGCTAATAATATATTTGAAAAAAGACTTGAGTTGACTAAGCTTCAGCAAAAAGTTACCGCTGATGAAGTAAAAGCACAAGAAAAATTAGCTCAAGCAGCAGGTAATGTTGTTAAGTTGTCCAGAGCTAATCAACGTGCCAGAATGACTGCAGCTAATGCCGCTCGTGAGGGCGCACGCACTACTAACCAAGGAAGATTAGAAACAGAAATTGGAGTTCTTGAAAGTAAAGCGTTTAAGAATAGCACTGTTATCAATGAGAAAAAACGTGCTTTAATTGAGCTTGAAAGACAAGCAGCTAATGAGCGTTTTACAGAGCAGAAAGCTCTCATAGAGTTTGATTTACAGACTAAACTGTTAAACATTAATGCTGA